TGCAAGATGTCCTCTGGACTATCAATTGTTGCTAACACTTCATCGTCGTTTAGCAGACGCATCTCCCCACCCTCTATCTTGATTCGGCTGCCTGCATATCTTGCAAACATAACCCAATCTTTCTCTTTGCACCACGGGCCTTCTGGATATCTCTCTTTATCCTTATAACATTGTGGGCCCATAGCCATAACTAAACCTACTTGTGAAGCAACTTGTTGCCTCTCCAAAGTATCTTCAGCTAATATTACTCCACCCTTAGTTTTTTCTTTCATCTTGAAAG